GCGGTAGTTAAGCCATTAAGAACTATCGAATGAAGAACACCTTGCCCCGTTCTGACTAAAGTATCTTTAGTTACATGGGCATATTCCCATGGGAAATCACTAACTGATTGCATATTTACCTCCTATTGGGAAACTGGGGACATGCAGGGAAGGAGAAAACCGCACGTCCCCAGATAACCCCGAAGTTTAGTCGGCGACTAATTGTCCGTAAGTCGCACGCCACTCAAGTTTGTTGCATCCAAAGACATCCCTCACGCGGTAGAACACGTTATCAGTAGCGAAGTCTCCAGTCATGGGACCGAGTTCTCCGCCCCCGATGTTCACCTTGTTGGAAGCCTTCATGCAAATCTCAGGTCGCTCGTGTCCTGTCAGGTAATCGCATTCCATAGCTGCGATATCCTTCGGGTCAGCGAACAGGAACCAACTGCGCTTACGAGTAGAAGCATATACTGGCAGGTATGGGTCAATTATCAACTGCAACCCATACTGTGGGATGACATTTGTCATAGGCATAGCTATTGTTGTGGTGCCAGCATCTGCTCTATCTACCCACTGTTTAACGGCACTTGTTAGAATTTGACGAGCTGTGAACTCAAGCGCAGGGCCGACCACAAGGTATTTAGCCCTGTTCATTATCGGCTCGCCATTGACATCCGTGAACGCAGCCATCGCCTCACAGGTATCCTCTAGATTTCCGATGGTCAAGGGAAGCGCGCCCAGGTTAATGGCATCCACGAGGGCAGAATCATACAGGTTGCCCGCAGCGTGGTTCGTGTCAGCGATTGCATCATTAACGTAAGTGCTGGTCACTAGCCGATGCTCAGTCCTTATTGCAGCCCGGGCAAACCTCTCCGGGGTGTCCTTTAAGGCACCGAGGTCATCGTTTATCATGGCCTCCCAAGAGATGTCGAACTGCCTGCCGTATTTCTTGACATACATGGCATAGCGCTTTTCATCCCTCTCGGATGCTAGGTATTCGCCCTTCTCCGCCACTTCAGCAAGGTACTGGTCTCCCCCGGTGATACCGAACCGATATCCACCTATCTGAGGGTAGATTCTCGGCACAGTTCCCATTCTCACAAACTGTTTCCAAACTGGATCAACCGCCTTATATGATGCTAGGACTTGTCTGTCCAGCACATCGCCAAATAAAAGTGGAAAGTCTGAGGTCGTCAGCGCTTCCCTCAATAGATACTCATGGCGGTGCCGGGGAAGATGGTTGGCATTGCTGAGCAGGTCAATAGTCTCCTTTAGTTTCTGCTCATAGCCTTCGGGTCGTTTAATGTCGGAAAGGGCAATATACCCCTTCCAGTCTTCAACTAATTTCATCAAATCTGGCATTTTATTTTTCCTCCGTTATTTTTGTTTCTTCTTTCTCCTTTTGTGCTTGTGCTATGGTTTCCCGCACATCAATGTCCCTTTGAACCAAGTCATTCCCTATCTGAGCCCCTTCTAGTTGACCAATAAACTTGTCGATTTCCTCGACTCGCCTGGTGAGCTGAAGGCGCTCATAGGCTAACTCCCTGATTTTAGAGATGGTCGTTTCTTTACGACTTTTCAGATTGTCGATTACTGGGTCACCAGTTATTTTGATTTCCATAAATTTCCTTTCGTTCTTTGTTATGCCCAAGCCATGACGGGAATACCGTAAAGGACACCATCAATATTAATGGGAATTTTGTGGCTTGTACTCCAACCAGTCGCTACGATTTGAGCCTTCAATCCAGCACCTCTTCCGATTTCTGTATCAAACCATGCCTGAAGTGTACCCATCGTTCCATCGCCACAGATTTGAATCGCACACTGTGTTGCTGGAGCTACACCGCCAGGGCCACCCATTGCAATAGCAATCCCAAAACATTCGGTAAGAGAAGTTAGTGCTTCAAGAGAAGTAGCTACATATAAACCGTAGACTCGGGTAAGAGCACTAGCAGCATTGTTGACGTGAGTCTGGAAGCGCCCAGCGTAAAGGTCGCCGCCCGTTGATGCCGTGTCATCCTCGAGTCGCATATAGATACCACACATATCCTCATTGACATTTAGGATATTTTTGAGACCGACAAAACACTTCATCCAGGCATACTCCAAGCCCCATGATTCCTGAGCTTGACCTCCAGCTCTAAAATCTGCTATGTCAACTTCAAGATTGGAGATGACATTAGCTTCATTAATAAGAGATAGAGAACCAACATTGATGCTCTCCAGGTAGTTCGGTGACCAGTGAACCTTTACCGCCACCAAAGTCGGGACGGTCAAGCTACCGGTAACATCCCCCAGAACGTAGCCAAAGGGTATCCAGTCTTCTGGATTGTCTTCACCAGAAAGCGTACATAAAGGTGCTACTTCATTGGGAACTTTCTGAATGTAAACTGGATCACCCAACCGAAGGGCATGAAGATGTCCATCAATAGTGCCATCCGATTCCTTGCCTAGAACATTCAGGAAGAAAATCCCCTCAGTGTCTATGGCAATCAAATCAGTGGCAGCAACAGCACTTTGTAGCGCCACACCAACACCGACAGAACCTACCCCTGTTGCTCGGACAGGATTTCCGAAGATAACAGGGTCTCCCTTATCGACATATCCATCGGCTGCATGATAAGGGTGTATAAGCAGACTTTCCTCAATAGTAATATGTCTGCCTTCATATGTACTGGAGACTTGATCTCCAGCAGTTTTACCAGTTGATAAATATATTGCTGGCATTGTTTTACCTCCTAAGTTTTATTTGTTAAGATTGGCCCCACCACATCCACCAGAACCAAATCCAAGGCACTCCCATCCAATGGACTTTGACTGCTATGATTTCAGTTCCAGCTCCGGTGATGGCTTGCATGGAATAACCAATTACGGCCCATGCGACAGTTGGATCATCGGTAACTACTCCTGCGGCGGTTATAAACAGCGCTTGCCCTATCATTACTGAATTAATGGCGACTACTGAAAGCCGCCATATTCCCTCTGTGTCGATAGGGATATTTTCAGAAGTAGATGTTGCCGATTTCAAGGCTATGCCTACACCATCCCAAAAAGCTACGGGCTGTCCTTTATCAACTAGACCATCGCCGGGGTCTGCGTGAATGAGTACAATCTCTTGCACGTAAACATGGCGACCTTCAAAGGTTGACGAGACTTCTTCCCCTGCTTCTCGATGGGTGTCGTAATAATAATTGGTTGCTATTTCCGCTTCTTGCGCAGGTTCACCGACCATATTTACCTTCCTTCAACAAAGGTTTCTATTTGTGCATCCGTATATTCGGGATGCAACTTCTTGGCGGCTTCTTTAAGCGCCTTTTTGTCGGCTTCTGGGTCGAGTTTAGTATCGCCCATTCCCTTGACTTTGCCTGCTTCCGCTAGAGCCGCGATATAGTTCTCCTCAGCCTTGATTGCCTCTTCTAAACCATCGGCATTCTCGGCTTCTTTGAACTTCTCCAGGATTCTCGCCTTGCTCGGCTCCGGCAGCTCGGACTTGCCTACAGCCTCGTCTATTGCAGACTTGGCTTCAGCTATCTTTTGCGCCTTCTCTGCCTCGGCTTTCTGTTCCTTGAGTTCGCTGTTCTCCGTGGTCAAGGTTTCGTTAGTATTTTCCAGTTCCTTGATTTTCTCATCTTGTTCAGACATTCGTTTTACCTCCTTGATTATATTGGCTTTGATTTCAACCTCAATAGATTTAACCAAATCGGGGCGCCGTTCCTTCAAGGTTTCCAGATTGATTAAATCAACATCGTTTTCCTTATCAGTTTCAAACATCGTTACCATCCCACCAGCCCCAGGCTCGGTAACAAAATCTACAGAACGCACTCTGACTATGCGCTCGATTACGTTGGTTTTTACGCCTTCAATCTCCCCCTTGGTTGCCGTGCCTATTGAATTATGGGAAATGCCCATCTCCGGTAGCATTCCTTTATCTCTAAGGCTGGCTAATTTCTGTTGCATCCAGGGTTCAACGATAACAGCGTCGCCAACTACTCGCCCGCTCTCATCTATACGCACATTCTTCAATGTCGCTACCCAATCCCTTATCGACCTTTCGGGACGTGCCTTTTCGTCCTCTGGTGTGGGATGATCTGCATACATCTTCACGCCTTCATATAAACCATAATCTCGGCTCAATACTTCAGGCGGATAATATCTTTCCTTTGAGCTATTAAACCCGGGCTGTATGACGATTATCGTGGCAACGCCTTTAGAAGTAACAATCGCTTCTTCAAGACTTATCGTGTCAGTCAGGATGGTCCTGATTTCAGATTCCTTTACCCAGCGCGGTATATCCTCATCTTCTACCTCCAGGCTTCTATAAGCTGCCCTGATTTTCCTCTTCACGGCTGATAAGGCTTCTTTGGGGATTTCTACCTTTTGACCTCTAAGTCCGCCCGGGGATAGAGCCGCGGCCACAGCGCCTAATTGCTTGCGGGTTATTTTCTTGTCAAGGTCTTCCCACATACGAAGTTTCCACTCTGCGATATTATCAGAGGGGGCATAGGCATAGGCTTCTTTGGGAAACTTGATATCTTCCTCTGCCTTTACTAGCTCCTGCTCCTTTAGCCATATAAGAGTCTTGTCAGCCTCTTTGACCGCCTTCTTGACCTTCTCCTCATCTATCTCATCTTCTGATAAGAGTTCTTGGCAGAGAGCCACAATCTTCTTGATCCTGGCAGAATCAAGAGCTGCGTTCCGCTTACCGGTCTCCTGAATTATCATTGAGTATTTAGCTTGCAATTCATCTTTCATAGGTACCTCCGATTCTTTTGTTATCCAGTTGCCATCCTTGTCCTGTTCGTATTTCATTTTCACGGCTGCATAAGCCACTTTATTAGCACGTTCCTCATCTCCCTCATATTGCTTGAGGGCAGCGTTGAACGCATTAATGAATATCTCCTGTGCGTGTTTAGGCATATCCTTAATCTTCTCCGGCGGGTTATCTATTGAATATGGCTCTGATAACTTCATAACTTACCTCCTATGAAATAAAAAAAGAACCGCAGACCTGAGTTTCCTCAAAGCCTGCGGTTCCTCCGTTTAGCTTGGTGGCGGGTCTGGGAATTGAACCCAGTCCTCTAGTTTATGAGGCTAGTGACTTAACCATTTGTCCTACCCGCAATGATTAGTTATCTAATCTATATTTCCGTTTATAGTAACAGGATTCATGGTATGCTGTTCCCTTGTGAAATAAGCGGAGTTTGGTTTCTTCTCTATCATCAATAATTCTGCCAGTTTTGACAGTTCTACCAAAAGGGAATGGGGGTTCTGTTACTACAGCTTCAACATCCCCAGCACGGAAATCCTCATCGGTGAAAACACGGTTACAGATGATACATGAATCATTAAATCCCAACTTCACAATCTCAGCGACTAATCCTATCAAGGTTCCTCCTTTAATCCAGCTTGATTGTCCTTTCGACTTTTATCAGGGTTGCTTTACCCGCTCTTAGCTGTATTGATATTATACCATACTCAATCGGCCAGTCCACCTTCTCTAGTTGCCTCTTGAGTTCCAAGTCTTGTTTGTTCTCTAGTTCAAATTTGTCTATCATTTTATTATCACAGGTGCTAAAGCACATCTACAATTAGGGTGTGCAGGTGGCCTCATATCCCCACTGGGGAAAGCATCATTTAATGCGATAGCCCCGGCATTCCCATTTTCTTCGCATATCGGGCAGGGATCGGTCACTATCCACTCCTTGCCGGATACGCCCATATCTTTAGCCCTGTCCATAAATGCAGTCTCCAGAGCATCACAGGTTTCAGTTCTCGCGATAACCTCTGCCCTAGCCTTGCCCATATTGTCAAATGTTCTTCTTAAATCCCTGGCCAGCCCATCAATGCCTCGCTTGTCTTTAATGGCCTTTTCTATGGTGTTTCGCATTAAACCCCGGGTCTCATCATTTAGCCCCTTGACTAATGTGGCTGTGTGTTTATTGGCATAGTTCATCGCCTGCTGCATCGGCGGTCCCTCATAATAAATCGGCATACCGGTAGTCTTGGTTCTTCCCCACTCTAGCATCTGAGCCGAGCCCCTAAGATATGCAGTAACTAAATAGCCGTTCATCCTATACTGAAGGTTATCAACAAAAGCCGAGAGTATAGGGTCGATAAAGCCGTTAATGTCTGTTGGTAGTGTCATTCCTGCTTCACATTCCTATAATAAATTTGCTCTAGGGTGTTCCAGTCGATAGCCTGGTCAACATCTTTGAAATACTGAGCCAGCGACCTCTGCATCCCCTTCTCAAGCCGCTCATTCTGCTTGCTTGCGGGATTGGCCGGGATTGCCTCTTCTAAGGTGAGTATCATTTCGGTTACTTCATCTATTAGGTTCATGGGATAGTGCCATAAGTAAGTCGTATATTTTGAAGTACCTCTCCTGGATGCACTTCTGGTAATCTATTATGTTCCATTGTAATTACCACGCAGTCATCAAAACTGTCACCATCTAGCCCAACTTGAAATATCCTCCCACCCCGAAAACCCAATAGAGCCGCTAATTCATCTGTAGGAATTAGAATTTTTGCTCGGTGTTTCATTTATCCTCCTTCTTTAATGACTCTCGGAATAGGCGCAATGCTTTCGCTAATATAACATTCGGGTCGCTCTTGGCTATTTCTTTTAATTTGTCCAATACTTCACTGACATTGTTTACTCCCAGTGCCATGAGAGCTATTTGTTTGACATCATCGGAATTGGCAAACTCGGGGAACACCTGACTTATCAGGGATAGCGATTGAGCTATTGAAGCCGCTGCCTCTTCTGACACTTTAGGAAAGTCAATATCAATATACCTCTTATCTTCGGGTATATCGTTATGTTCCAGAACCAAGTCGAATATGTCCTCTAACGCACCCTGCCAAATAGATTGATATGATTCGCACATCTTTTGGACGGGGAGTTCTACTGTCTTGGCAGTTGCCAGGTTGCCGATTGAGATATCACCGAAATACTGCTCCGGCCAGCCTGTTCCTGCTGATATTTGAAGTTTAAGCATTCTCCCATCTTGCTGGGCTTGGCCAGCACCAGAATCAGTTTTAATTTGTGATAACTCAGCACCAGCATTTTCTATCCAAGTGCTACCTGATTTAATCTGTTGCTCATGTAGTTTACCTTTGGCAGCATCAACTGCTGTTTGTCCCCCCGCAAGTTTAAGTTTCATAACAAAGATAGCTAATGCTAATACTATCGCCACTCGGGAGGCCAGAAACTTCCGGTATAATTTAACCCACTCCAAGACAGGGAATAGATAGGAATTGCCCCTCTGCCCTAAGTCGTTAATCGCCAGATGGTAAACCAGGGCATCATCGGTCTTTTGTACCGTCGCCCATAGGGAATCCCTACATGGTTCATTTTTGATATTCTGGAATGAACGATAAAGGCTGATATGAGGAATACCATGCGTATCGCTCCATTCTCGCTTGTAAAATCTTACATTCTCCAAGTCGTCGGGATCAGTAACAAATTCAGTTATCTCTAAGGGGTTTATCCGCCTTATGGTCGCCTGCCCATTAGGACCCAAAAACACTGCAAGGAATATCTCGCCATCTATCAAAAGTTTGTCTGAGGACTTCCTTTGTCCCTTGGCTGAAAATAAAGCTTGGTTAGCCGGGGCATACCAGAACCCGGATAATGCTTTATCGGCATTCTTATCCTCGGCGTTCCATGTTATCCCGCTCCCGAAGCTATAATCAGTCATTAGATGAACAGCGCGTGAGGCCAATGGGTCCTTTAACGAATATAGCCGCGCTTCTTGAACAGTAGTCTTGCGCTGATCAGCCGGTATAATATTCGATGTCAACGCAGATAGGTTTATCCAGCCTGAATCCTCCAGGCTAAGAGCCTGCTCGACTTGCATAGTCGCTTCTTTTAATATCTCGTCAAATTCCTGTAATGTTCCCATTTTTTATATCCTATCTAATCCAAATTCCTTCATAGCATCATAGACTAATATTCCCTGTTCCGGTTCGGGTTCCTGTAAGAATAGTTCTGTTAATGCCCATACTAGGGCATCCAGTCTATCGGGTGATTCCCCACTTTCGGGTGTCCAAGTTACTAACTGGTCCTCTAGTTCAGAGAATGGTTGGATATGGGATATCCTATGCTGCTCGTAAAGTGCTGCTACCGGTTCAGCTCTAGCCTGCTTACCTCTTGAAGCATGGACGGCTGTATAAGGTAAGTTTTTCCTTACTGTCCCAATAGTCAGGCCCACCATCTCCCCGCCATTATTAACCTCACCGATTATCCTATCAGCCTTAAAATCATTGAAGGCTTGTACTGCTCGCCTTGCCCAACTATCCGGTGAAACCCTAGCGGAACGGTCAGCAAGGACATAGCCAAGCCCATCAATTCCCTTGCCAGCTACAACAATACCTGTTTCATCCGCACCCTCGCCTGATGTAGTAGCAGGGTCAATTGCAACCACTACACGTACTAAATCAGGGGCAGGTCTATATAAGATATTAACTCGATGCCATAAAGCACCGGGGACATCTTCTAAGAGTTCAGCATTGATCTCTTGTCGTCCTAATCTAGTCCCTTCATATTTCGAGATGACTTGCTTAAAGAACGATGGTGCTAGGTTAGCCCTGTTTTCGTATGTCGTGCCGGTTGTGATCACCGTATCGGGAGCCTTCATGATTGATTTGATAACTGCTAATGGCAAGGGGGTTGTGGTAACTACGCACCGGGGATGCTCACCAAGACGGAGCCCGAACATGAGGTTATCCCACGTCTCTTGAGGGTAATACCATGTCCTGATTTCATCCCCCCATGCTAGATCATATTGAGGTCCCCGAAGTTGGTCCGGCTCCTTGCTTGAAAAGACTAGCGCGACAGTCCCATTATTCCATGTTAATCTACGTTTAGAAGGTTCATATAAGGGTTTATCCCAGGGAGGGCTTATTGAGAGTAATCCACTATCGCCCTCTATCATCACATCTCGGGCATCTGCTGGCGTTTTAGCTACTAAAGCTATACGCCTTGCCCGTCCTGCTGAGATTTCTTTCCTTACGAACTCAGAGGCAGCCCTTGTTTTCCCTGTTCCTCTACCGGCCATGAAAAGCCATACTAGCCAATCTCCTAGAGGGGGTAACTGACTTGACCGCGCCCAGGTAAATTCCCAATCGTAATAGCATGCCTCAAGCTCTTCAGAGCTGAGTTTCTTTAGTATCTCCTGCCTCTCTGTCTCCGATAGTATTGCGAGAGACTGCACTAAGGATTTTTGTTCTGTAATCAATATGTATTTCCACCTTCCGATTGTCTATATTAACTTGTGATCCCTCGGAATAGATTTTGTCCATCTTGTTCAAGAGGTCTATTGCCTGAAGGGGATTATGGAGCTTGACGCTTGTGTGAACAGTTGGCTTTGCTCCATCTTCGTTATACTCAGTTCTTGACCGTATCTCCTGAATAGCCCCAGTCATAGGCACTTCCGGTCCCAGGTTAACCCATGAGCCGTCTTGTCCTAACTCCATGAAGTCAGTCAGGCGAGCCCGGGCAATCTCAGTAAGGCGCTGTTTGCGCTCCATGACACCCATCACAGAGGCATCTTCTGTCCTTTTGTTAAGCTCTTGTAATCTTTGGAGAATCTTTGGAGAATTGGCGAGCAAAGAAGCATCACGGTCTATATGTGCAATCGGATACCTTGTAGAATAACCAGCCTCTTTCCACGCCTCGCGCTGTGTCATTCCATTAAATATGTTAAGAGCAAATGTCTTCTGCTTTTGCGTAAGTCTTGTTTCCATCTTCTATCCTATGATATGCATGAGCCTTCGCGAGTTCTGTCCCTTTATGGCCCTTGCTGTCCTTACATTCCCGCCAGATATATTTCCACTGCATACCCGGTAAAATGGATTGTTTACAGCCAGGCCAGGCACAAACATAGCTCTGCTGTGCGGTATAGGTTTCATTAAGGTCTTTTGTACTCCTGTTTCATTTTGGTCTGCCCCTCTTGTGTTTCCTATGTTTATTGGGGATGTCATTATACGACATACCATATTGTATTCGTGGTAGGTTTAAGGTATGCGTTTGAGCTGCCATAAAAGCTGCTATTGTTGCGAATGTGATAAGTTTATTCATCTACCCTTCATCAACCTCTTTACGGATTCCTATATGAGACATAGAAGCGACCTGTTCTTTTTGCCAAGCTCGGTACTATATTCAGCATCTTCTCAGAAGCACCGGCAATCCCGTTCCCAAATGGGCACGGCGAAGGCGTGGGCTCCGGGGGTGGACTCATATCCTCTTCAGGGGTAAAGGTGATATAATGACCATCATAACCGCCCCTTGCCTTGAATATATCAATAGCCTCAAACGGCATTAGGTAGTGTCCTTTGTCTCCCCAATCCTCACTCCAAGAATTCACGCCATAGAACACACCCTCTACCCGGTCATACCCATATAGGCAGGTCTCATGCCCGCCTAGAACCTGACTGTCAATAGTCGGCACGGCCAATCTCCCGCAGGGTGCATCTCTCCATTCTGAAAACCAGGGAGTGCCGATTGATACAAAATATCCCGAGGCCAACGCATCACATAATCCGTCAACGCCATCAACGGCTCTCCAGTATTGAAACCCCTTATATCTATTGGCCTGTGCAATGCGCTCTGATGATGGCGCGTTCCTGTCAACCATCGTTGGGTCATAAGGCCAGAAGTGTTCAAGTAAAATGCCAAAATCCAATGTCCATTCTAAGGCATCTCGGGGTTGGCAACCCATATCCACAGGCAAAGTACCTTCTAAATACCTGGCGCCATTATAGATATAGGTGGGACTGCACCATTCCTTGAAGATTTCCAGCATCACTTTGACAGAGTTCAGATTAATACCAATGCCGAACCCAACACATGAACCGACTTGCCCCTGATCTCTGACCGGTGTTAGTAAATGACTATGCTTGACTACATCGGGCAACCTAACAAACTTTCTCCGGTGGAGGTAATCCTTTTTATCGAACCTGTCTTTTTCCCAACCGAATTTTCTTTCCATCTTATCCTAAAAACCTCCTAAGCAATAATGCTATTACTAATACCAAAGTAAGCCTACCTAAAGCCGAGCCGAACTTGTAATAGTGAACCTCCCCTTGCATTTCCTCGTCCAGAATTTTGAAATCTGTCTTTGTAAAGGAAACTCCATCTCCCCAGCCTATGACAATCATGTGCCACTCAGCCCAGGTTAGTAGTAATCCTTCCCAAGCAGATTTTAATAATCCCCTTATCATTGTTTATTCCGAAGCAGATTTATTCCCGTAGCCACCACAGGTACCCCCATTACAGCGAACCAGGCATACATTAGATTCCTGGAGATTTCAAGATTGCCCGAAAAGAGTAATGGAGATAGCAAGAAAGCAGCTCCCAGGCTAATGATTGAGACTATTGTTTTCCAATCGTTCATGTTTCACTCTCCTTTGTTAATTCTTCTCCATAAAAGTTCCCGCCAGCATCTATGTTTTTCCTGGCGTTACATTTGTCTATAAGACATTGATTGCAGTATTCCTCATCACACGGCACTCTTTTGTTTTGGCACTTTTTACATACACAAGCCATTTATCTCCTTTACGCAATAACCCTTATAGCCTGTCTGGCTTTATCAGGTAAATCTCCCCAAAACGCTGCTGTAGGGGTGAGTAATTTTATCAGTGGCGTAGTGAGGTCAGTCGGTGGCCAACCTCCCATTTCAGAATACCCTCCCCATTTCAAGAAGGCGTTTGTTTTTATAAGCATTTTCCTGTGTTCAACTACTTTGCCAATTTTGAAGCCTGTCTCCTCGCCATTAGCATTCTTCTGTGTTGTTGTTCTAGGGTCTGGCAGAAGGTAAACATCAGGAGCGACATTAACAACATGATCGTGAGACATTAAATAAGCATCCGCATGAATCCAGGTAGAGGTTCTTTCAACCTTTACTGCCTTAGCAGATTTCGTCCTTGCTCCACCATAGCCGTGAGTTTGATATATCCAGAATACAAATGGCCGGTTAGGCATTCTGTTATTTCCACTTCCAAAACTAATCTTGTGGAGTAATCCTTCTGGCCTATACGGAATCCCTAATGCCTTAGCTATATCTTTTACTATATCTATGCCAGCCTGTTGCCATATCCTGTCTTCGTGATTACCCTTCACTGCTCCTAGAATATGTGATTTGTAAGGGTATAAAACATCTATCATCCAGTCTCTTTGGTCTTGTGGTGAGCCTACTTGTTTGAATATCTCCCCTTTCGATGTTCTTAATGTTGACTCGCATAAATCACCATTTAGAACAGTATAGGCATTGGGTCTCCCTAAAAACTTCAAGGTCATCAGAAAGTGCTTCTTGGAAAACATAGGATTGCCATAATGAGCATCTGATACAGGAGGAAGGTCTAGGCAATCAAAACTAGGGTCTAGTTCGTGAGCATAGTAGATTAACTCACCCGGAAGTATTAAATCATCCGTCTTTTCTATGACTTCCATGATGTTTCTTTATCAGGATATAGACAGTGCTTATTCCTATAAGTGGCAAAGCTACCCAGAGAACCGCCTTACCAGGCACAAACTCGCAAAACAGTAAACATACCGCTATGCAAAGCCCTTCCTTTATAATATTTTCAAGAGGAGTCATCATTCACCGTGCAATGAGTTTCCAATATCAACTGCATGGAGTATCCCATATCTTCCAAGAGGGTATGCACAACATCTGGCATCGTTCCGTATGCAGCCAAAATAAGAATAGCCTCGCACCTATTACGCATAGATTTAACCCGCTCGATTAAATCGTTGTCTATTGCCATATCTCTCCAGTGAAGTTTGTCCACTCTTCAAATGTGGTGGCCAACCAATCAGGAGGGTATTCAAACATAGATTCGCCATCAATCAACATTCACCCCATCATGCAACCTTAATAAATCGGCTAGTTGCCTGTTTTGCAATTGAACGATTTTTATTTGTTTTAGCAACTCTTCATTTTGAATTTTGAGTCCTTGTATTTGCTGTAATCTCCCATCTTTTAAACCCTTGCTATATCCATCTCGATACCCTTTGTTATGAGCATTTATATGGCCTTGTTTCGTAGATAATTCTAGATTTTCTATTCGGTTATCTAACTTAACGCCGTTTTTGTGGTGAACTACCTCCCAAGGCTGAAGGCATCTGCCCAAATGATTTGCCATTACTAGGCGATGTTCACGGACATAACCATACTTAGTCGCCATTGCATAAAAGAAATCCGAGGGGTCGGGATAAACCCGCATATAACCTTTTTCGTCTATTGATTTGCCACCTTTCCACCGAGTATTATTCTCCCTAATCATTGCACACCTATGACAACGCCTACTTGTGGGCATCCCCTTTTTGAGCTCAATCCAGCGTTCCTTGCCACATTGCTCACAGGCTTGCCAAATATACTTGCCATGATTTTTTGCATAGCCCATTTCTTTACCTGTTCGGATTTCTCCTATCGGTATTGTCATTTAGCCTCCTGAAATAGAAACAGCCCCAATCCCTGGTAGCTCATTGCCTTGCTGTCCAGTAAAGCGTCTATTCCAGGACTTACTTGGGGCTGTCGGGCCAGGGTTACTCGCCCTGGCGGGGTAAACATAAGCCGCCACTTCTGACGGCTTCTGTACTCCTTGCACACTTGGTGCACGAGCTCTGTGGGAAAGAGACTTCATAAGGACAAAACCCTATGTCGCCTCTTTTTATAGTAATAGCTGTGCTGGCTCAAGGACTTCCACCTTGAGATAGATAGTCTTTCGTTCTCCGCTCCCTACATAGTACAACCGTTTAAGGATTCTAGCCTCACTCTGCTAACTTTTCAGGGAGTCCTAGTTTCTCTAGGTGGTCAGAACTTAGTTCAAGCGGTAGAACCCATTTCCGCTCTAGCTGGCACTCAGCTTTCTATCCTGCCTTCTCAGCGTCTTTAATGATTCCGCCACCAGCACACAACCTTGACCAGGCTTTTAGGGCATAAGTGTTCCCTCTGAAAATACCGCTTCCGTGGCAGGTCGTTTAGATGACCTATGAGCATCCGCCCCACCTACACAACCAGTGTAGGCACAGGATGTTTTCATTACCAGCCACGGAAGTGGTATGGTGGCGCTGTGGTGGAAGAGTATACACATCCGATTTGGGGTCGGACGGCTAGACGGCCATGTGGGTGCAAATCCCACCAGCGCCATTAAAAAAAGCCTGCCGAAATGGGCTTAGGGCATAAGTGTTCCCTCTGTTGTCAAGTAAAACATTTTCAATAATCATTGTCAAGTTTCACCCCATGCACACTTGCGCTGCACCAGGCATCAGGATTGCATTTAGAATCAGGACCTAG